GCAATGACCGGGGCCGCCGGTAGTATCTCAGGCGGGGGCACCGCCGCTAGCACGTCCATCGGGTTAATTTCGGCCGGGTTTTCGAGCCCGGGTATCCACCAATTGCCCCCCTCGCTTAGCGCCACAAAAGTTGTTCCGTCTGGCGCTTTGCACCAAAAGTAGCCGTTTCTCATTTTCTGATTATTCCCAACTGCCCATTTCGAGTGCCACGGAACTAACACCGTTTTGCCGCGTTTGCAACTCCGCTTGACTACGGGGTATCTGGATGCTAACGCTATCGCCGTTAAGTCGAGGCAACAGATTGGAGATAGCGTAAATGTTTACTGGTGCCGTTACTGAAACCGTGAAGCTTCCTTGGGAACTCACGCAGGGGATTTCAATCCAAGCGGACGAAACCCCGCAGCCGTTGGACGTGCCGCTTTCCATGCTGCACGTCGATATGACATATCAAGCGATGACCCCGCGCAATCCCGCGCTGGTAAAAGAGATCGGGAAGCACTTTGACGTGGCGCTGTTCGGGCGTCTGCGTGTCGCTCGCCGACAGAACGGCGCGCTATTCGTATTCGACGGGCGCCACCGCCTTGAAGGCGCAATCGAGGCCGGGCGCATTGTGGTGCCCTGCGACGTCTACAACGTGCCGGACCGCAAGCGCGAAATCGAACTGTTCGTTTCGTGCAACACGCGGCTGCGCAAGGTGCCGCAAGGAATGCTGTTCATGGCGGAAGTTGCCGCAGGGCACGAAGACGCCGTGAACCTTGCGCGCCTTGTGAACGAAGCCGGTTGCGCCATCGTGGACAGCAACACGGCGCGGCAGCACTTCACCGTGCCGAAGTTGACGTGCATTGCCGCGTTGAAATCGCTCTACGGTCACGGGGCCAAGAGCTACGCGCGGCGTGCCACGCCGGTGGAGCATTGGCAGCTTCGTGACGCGCTGGAAATGATTTCCGGCGTGGCACCGGCTAACGCGACGGTCACCGAACACGCTGTGTTAGCGTTTACTTGGGTGCTGAAGAACTACCCGAGCTTTCGCGAGCACACGGACCGCCTGCACAAGCTGGGGTGGCCGCGGATTGACGCCGCATGCCGTTCGGTTGGCCCGCGCCCGCTCGCGTCGGAAGCCGGCCGCGCGCTGTTGCAAGTGCTCGAATGGAAGCGCCCGCGCAAGCAGCGCCTCGCCCCGGACGAAGATTTGGGGCAGCCGCCGGCCAGCCTGCCCGCTATGTCGGGTACCTAGCAAAAAGGCCCCCGGGTGCCGAAGCTCCCGGGGGCCAAGTTTTCCCACTGCCCAAGTCTCCCCGAGGGGAGCGCGTAGGCGCTTAGGCGTTGTCGGCGCCGGCCGACACGAACACCGAGCGCCAATCGATGATGGAAGCCGAACAGCGGAACCAGATGGCAATCAGCGACGCCTGATTGCTCCAATTGCTGTCTTCGCGGGTTTCAAGGCCCGAGCGTTCCCAGAACGTGAAGCCTTCGCCGTTGTCCATGTCCTGAATAGACGTCTGGATGAAGTAATTATCCTTGTCCACAAGATACGGGGTTTCAATCACCTCCGGCAGCGCGCCGGTGGCACGCAGCACGTTGATGTTGTTGGTCTGTGCGTTCCACTGCAACGGCGACCCGAGGATACGGCGGGTTTCCGGGCCGCTCTCAGGCGAGAGAATGACGCGCTTCGGCATCACGTTGACGATGAAGCCGCGACCGTTGCGGGCGTAGCCGATTTGGATCACAGCATTTTCGAATGCCAGTTCCGACACGTTGGCCGAAACAAGCAGGTTCGATTGCACGCCGCTAGCGGTCGGGTGGCTGGCGGAGCCGAGCGGCACGCCGTCCGCGCGAATGCCGTTCACCGCGTCCACGGCCACTTGCAGCGGCGCGTGAGCAATGTACTCTTCCGTTTGCCGCGCGCTGAAAGCAAGCTCTTTCATCATGCGCGAAGCGACGTCTTCGTACAGGTTGTCATCCTTGGCTTCGCGCGAGATAGCCACACCGAGGCCGTAGCTCGCGTGGGTGACCTGCGTGCGGTAACCTTCGTTCGGGAAATCGAACTGGACGGGTTCCAGCTCCGGTTGCTGGACGGCGAGACCGAGGCCGGCGCGCTCCGTCATGAACTCTTCGAAGGCGCGTTCGGACGGCTTTTCGTCAAAGAATTGGGTGTAGGTGGGCGCCAAGCGCTCATAGTCCATACCGAACAGAGCGTGGAGCCCGGGCCAGTATTGGGACGGTTGCAAGCTGCGGTCAATGACCTGCATAGCGGTATCGCCTTTCGTTGTGCGCCCGCTATGCGGGCTGATGTTGCATCGCGGCGGTACCCTAGCATAAGCGCCGCAATTCTGTCAAAATACCCCTTGACAAACCCGTATACGTATACAACAAAGGCCGGTTATGAACGCATTCGAAAGCCCCGAACTGGAATTTTCGCTAGGCGACCCGTCGTCAATCGGCAACGCAGCGGAAGACTTGAACGATAGCGAGCGCCAGCGCATGGCGTCGCACGTGCTCGAATTGGTGCAGATTGACCGCACAAGCATGGACACGTGGTTAGGGGAAGCCCAAGGCTTCCTTGACAAGCTGGACGAAGCAACGAAGGCGTCGAAAGACACCGAAGCCGCCGGCACCGACGAAGCCGATAGCGAACCGCAAACCGGCTTGACGCTCGCCGCGGTCATCCAGTTTACCGCGCGAATTACCGGCAGCATTCTTTCCGAGCCCGATTTGGCGAAGGCCAGCGAACCCGGTAACGAAGCGCTCGCAAAATGGATGTCTTCGCAGCTCCGCAGCGTGGACCCGGATTGGATCACAGACACCGACCCGCTGACGCTGCACATGGCAGTGACCGGGCTGGCATGGCGCAAACGTTGGTTTGACGACCACGACGAACGTTTCCGCACCACGTGGTTGCCGTGCACGGACGTGATTGTGAACGCGAATGCGAAATCGCTGTCCCGCGTTCCGCGCATTTCTCACGACATCAAAAAGTACCCTTACGAAATCCGCCGTTCAATCCAGATGAAACACTGGATTGACTATGAACCGCGCTTTGACGACATGGACCCGCAAGCCCTTCAAGACTTCTATGAAGTTGACATGTGGCTGGACATGGACGGCGACGGCGAAGAAGAACCGTGGGTGGTGACGATTGCGCGTGACGACACGCCGCAAATCGTCAAGATGGTGCCGCGCTGGACCAAAAAGACGGTGGTGGACACCGACGATCTTTTGCTGTTTACGCCGCCGCGCCGCTACTACGCGTACAAAATGATCCCCGATATGAAGGGGGGCTTTTTCCCGCGTGGCTTCGGCTGGCTTCTCAACGCCGACGAAAACGCCGCCAATCAAATGCTGGCATCGATTATCGACACCGCGAAGTCCGCGGCGGAGAACGGCGGCATTTCCACCACCGGCGGCGTGGGCCTGCCCGACCAAATCGAGCTGAAGCGCAATCGCCTGAATGTCATCAACGCGGACGGTCGCAACGCCGCCGAAGTTATTTCCATGTTCCCGGCCAAGCAAGTGACGCCCGGCATGGTCTCCACCCTTGAAAAGCAAATCACGCTGGCGGACCGCAAGGCCGGCACGCTCAACATGTTGGAGAACGCCCCGGCGTCCATGACTGCGACGCTTGCCAAGGGCATTATCGATAGCGGTTCGGAAACCCAAGGCGCCGTACATCGCCGCATCATTGGCGAAATGACGGAAGAACTTCGCGCGTTCGCCGTCATGGCGGAGGGTATGGAAAAGCTGCCCGAGGGTACCACGAACGGCCCGATTGCGCTTTCCGCTGACCCGCACATGGCAACGGAAATGCAGCGCAGCGCTATCGCGGAAATTTACCACGGCATGCTGGGGCTGCCGATGGTGTTTGACGTGAAGGAAGCGGCGACGCGCTACTGCCAAACGCTGCGCTTGCCCATGCCGGAAAAACTTGTGCGTATCATGGGGCCGCAACAGCCTTCGCAGGCGGAACAGGTTGAAGCCGCTATCAAGTTGGGCAAAAACGCCATTGACA